GCTAATGATCTCATCAATACCACCATCATAGAAGGTCTTGCGAATAATGTCACCCCAATCAACCAGACGCTTACAGAAGTCACGATCTTCTACACCCAAATCCAGAGCAATACCCTCAAGAATTTTTTGTTCAGTAGCAGGAGTAGGATACGACTGCTCAAAGGTCACAGGGAAACGCTCAAGGAATGCCTCATTCAAAACATTGGTACCAATAAAACGACCATCATCAGAACCCTTGCCTTTGGTATTGGCAGTAGCAATCACATTGAAACCAGCAGCAGGTTTCACAACCTTACCAATTTTTTTCAGAAACACACCCTTGCCTTCAAGAATGGATTGGAGACAGAGAATTTTATTTGAAGCAAGGTCAATTTCATCGAGTAGCAAGATTGCACCTCGTTGGAGTGCCTCAACGACAGGTCCGTTATGCCAAACAGTTGCCCCATCGACAAGACGGAAACCACCAATAAGATCGTCTTCATCAGTCTCAATAGTAATGTTTACGCGGATAAGTTCTCGTCCGAGTTGAGCACATGCTTGCTCGACAGAGAACGTTTTACCATTACCAGAGAGTCCAGTAATGAACGTAGGGTAGAACAGACGGGACTGAATGATTTTGCGAACATCATTGAAATTACCAAACTTGACGAAGGTATCATCTTTCTCAGGGATAAGGTTTTGTTCTACGGAAGGCAATGCTGCAGGTGCCTGATAAGTGCGTTCGATTTCTTCCACTTTTTGTTGAGTCACTTCAAGATTCCACTTACCACGTCCCACTTTATAATCGGAAAGTTTGTTAGTGATAGTCTGATAGTTGGTACCATTCATTGCACACCAAGCACGAATATCACCAGTAGTCACAGACTCACCATAAAGTTCCTGAAGAGAAGTGCGGATGTAGTCGGCAGAGAGAGTCATGATGTTGCTTTGTTCTTTTCAACTGAAGTTATTATAGTATAAAAAAAGAGGTCTTGCGACCCCCATAGACAGTTTGCTCACTGGCACAAGTGGTCTTCTAACTCCTGAACCAGTCTTCTCTTGGAGTGCCTTCTATCCAACTCAATACCGACAGTGCGACCATACTCCTCAAGTTCTTTCTTGCTCATATCATGAAATGATACATCACTTTCATAAGGAATGGTTTCGGCAATTTCTTCTTCTATTACTTCCTCATAATTTGTAGTATCTTCATCAACAATAGGAGACTCTTCAACCTCCACAGGTTCTTCTATTACAGGTTTTGGAGTGGGAGCAGGTGCTGCCTTTTTACCTCCCACTAAATCCCCAAATCTAGACATTTGTTTTACCTATTACTTATAAAAATATTTATCAGACAATAAGGTCTACAAACTCATTTAGGATTTTCTTATTCATTTTTTTATTCTGAAGGCTCTTCATAAATGACTTTTTAATCTGTGCTTTTGAAGCATCTTCATCTACATCAAATTCAGACTCACTTGCGAGAGCATTTGCAGAAAGACCAAAGTAGGTATGATATCCAGATGTCTTAAGTGCAAATGCTTTTTCTTTCTTAAATTGAATCTTAATCTTCTCATTCATCTCAAAGTTACCAAAAGTATAACGACGAATAAAAGAACTAGCATCACCTGTTGAGAGAACACGAATACCAATGAAGTTTGTATCTACAAAGTTATCCTTAAGATTTTCAAGGAGAACATCGGTCATATCATACCAAGTGTCTCCCAGATTATAGGTATTACCAGTCTTACGATCTCTCAAGAAGCAGTTTGCTCCAATATGTGCCGTACCCATAAAAGGTTCAGATTCCCAATGACGTTGCACTTGACGATGATATTTGAGAGAACATCCTTCACCATCAGTCAATACAACACACTGTACCTTCTGGAGTTTGTTCTCTTTCTTAAATTGTGGAATGATTTGATGAAGTGAAATCATTGTTTCATTCAAAGGAGTACCAGAAAGATCCATACCTACAGGAATCTTATACATTGCATAACGACTAAAACTCCATGCAAGACGGAAGATATGCTTCATCTGATTCTCAAAAGTTTTAGTATTGACTTTGTGAGTCAAAATATTCATCAAAGAGAACCCCTCCCAAACTTGCATCAATCCATCTTTTTTCTTATAAGAAAGTTCACGAACAACTGTACTACAATTCTCATCTAGAGATACAAGAGGATAGTCATTAGTAAAAGCGTAAACATCAAAAGGAATACCAACCTTCTTACAGAACCACACCAAGTTACAAAGTTGCTTTACAGTGTCTAGCATAACTTTTCCCATAGAACCAGACCAGTCCAGAATAAACACAAGACCATGATTCTTACCATCAGCAAGAGTGGTTACTTTCTTAAACAAATCCTCATTGTATTTGTAAGTGTGAAGTTTAGTGCAATCAAGAACTCCAGTGCGTGCAGTGGTGGCACGAGCATAGGAATCTGCTGACTTACGGCACTCAAACTCTTTCACAAGATAATTAACTTCTTTCTGTGCAGACTTCTTAAACTTGAGGAACTCAGCATCAACTTGATCAAAGACTGTCATATCATAATAATTATCCCACAATTGGTGACAAGCACTATGAATTGTTGAATTGGGAACAATAATCTTTTCCAAATTTACTTTTGGCATCTCAAGATATACATTTTCAATGCCATTCATATTCACAAGGTCTTTGATAGATTCCTCAAGAGAATTCATAGTATTGACTTGAGGTTCTGATTTCTCTCCAGCATTTTGCTTATAACTTGGAGTCTCCAAATCAGCATCACTTTTTTCATCAGAATCTTGCTCAGTGTCTTGCTGGGTGTCTTGCTCGGTCACTTGCTCGGTGTCTTGATCAGTCACTTGCTCGGTAGAACCTTGACCTTGAGATTCCAGAGAATCCATATCAGTCTTAGTCTCCGTATTCATCTGGTCTTGGCAATACTTATAGAGTGCCTGTGCAGCCAGAAGAACATCATCAAAATCTTCACAACCATCAATCATACGAACGATTGGCATCTCAAGATATTCATCAAAAGGAATATCAATAAAGTTACCAATCTTGAAATAAAGATTTACTCGGTCTGCAAGGTTCATCTTGCTGACATCTTCACACTCAACACCAAAGAAATCCTTATCGGAAAGGTCACTATAACCACGATAGAAGGTCTTGGAAATACCAGCATAACGACGCTTCATCATCTTCTCAATGCGTGCATCCTCAACCACATTGACAAACTGTGGAGGAATTTTATAATCTTTCAACCAATCACGGTCAGGTGTAAAAATGCTATGACCACATTCGTGTGCGACAAGCAAATCATAAATCTCATTCGTGGCACCCTCCCACATTGGCAGAGTCAGAACACGAGTATGGACATTGAAGCAAGCAGTCTCAACCTGCTTGTGCTCCACCACAAGATCCTCAGTGGCAAGGAGTTTAGCAAGTTGGGACTTGATTTCGTGCTTAACGGTCATTGCTCTGTTGCGTATGGACCTATTATACAAAAGAACCCTGCTGTTTAGGCAGGGTCATGTGGCGGTTCTTAAAGTGTCTGAGTGCCTCCTTTCGTGCCCTCATTGCTTGTGGTTTGAGTTTTCGTTTCTGTTCTTTGCCAGAGTTATGTTTCCAGTTTGGGACTTGCATTGTTCTTTGGTGTATCAGGACACCATACGTGAAAAACCTTTTACTTTTTCAAAACGTAGGACACTTTCAAATTTGTCATGTAAGTCCGACTTATGAGAGATGACAAATATATTAGCATCTTTAATGACATAACGAATAATCTTAAGAAACTCTTCAGTTCCAAATCCATCCAGTGAAGAATCAAATACCTCATCCATAATCAGCAGGTTGGTATTCACCGAGTTCTTGAGTCTTGCAACTTCTCTCCAAGTGAAAAGAAGTGCGAGGTCAATTCTCATTTTTTCACCTTCACTAAAAGATGAATATGAGAAGTGTTCGTGAATGGGTGATTCAACAGTTTCACTAAATTCCCCATCAAGTTTAAAGTTGATGTAAAAGTCCATCATTTGAAGATAACGATTAACCTGCTGATTTATGAAAGGAAGATACTTCTTTATAATCTTCGTTTTTACACCATCATCTCTGAGTAGAGAATAGGCAAAATCGTAATGAACGATTTCTTGTTTTTTGTCTGAGAGGTCTTCTATTGTCTTTTGGAGATTTTCTCGAAACTCTTCTAACTTCTCATGTTCAGTATTTCGGTTTTGTAACTGATTGGTAATAGTTTGAATTTCATGTTCAAGATCTCTGATCTGTCGTTGATTGAGACTAATCCGAGTATTGTTTTGAGAAATACCATGCGTTAACTTTGTAATCTCCTGAGATAGGGTATTAAATTGACGCTCTCGTTCTTGTTCAGACTTAATAGTTTGCTCAAGTTCATCATAACCATCTTTAAGTTCTCTTGCCTTATTTTGAGCATCCGCAATTCTATTTACACGAAACTCTTCTTCAATATCCTGAGTACAAGTAGGGCATACCGTATTTTCAGTAAAAAACTTATGTTCTTTGGTAATTGCACTTACCTTTTGAGAGATTTTACCTTTAAGGTTATTAAGTTTCACTAACTTATCACCGACACCTTGAAGTTCTTCAATATCAACTTGCAGTGTTTTTATTTGCCCCTCCAAGTCCTCATTAGTATTCATATAATCACCAACTTCATCATCCAAATTGGCAATCTTTTCATTGTTGGCATTTATATTGGCATTACCACGATTCTCTAATTCCTCAATAAATTCTTTCTGCATCTTCATCTTATCTTTAAGATTATCTTTCTTAAGATCCAATGACTTGATCTGTTCCTTCTTTGTGCGAATATTATCTTTAATAAGACTATTCATCGCAGAGAAGATGCGAATATCCAAAAGGTCTTCAATCACCTCACGACGATTAGAAGTCGTCAGTTGCATAAAAGGTACAAAAGTGCTGCTACCCAGAATAACAATCTGAGTAAAAGATTTATAATTTACCTTAAGAATATTTTCTTCCAGAATGCGTTGATTAGCACGATCGTCTGCTTCTCTATGAAGTACAGTCCCATTAACTTCAATATCAAAAACATTTGGTTTGATGCCACGACGAACGAGATATTCTCTTCCATTCACATTAAACTCAATCTCAACTAAACACTCTCTCTCATTAGTAGTATTAACCAGTTGAGGTTTATTGATTTTACGAAATGGTTTATTGAATAAAACAAAAGTAAGAGCATCAAGCATCGTAGATTTACCAGCACCATTCGTACCAATAATCAAATTAGTATGATGCTGTTGAAAATCAATCTCTGTAAATGTATTTCCCGATGAAAGAAAGTTTTTGTATCTAATCTTTTTGAACGTTATCATTTTTAGGAGGAATCACAATGTCATTAGGGGTAATAATCGCATACTTATAAGAATGGTACTTACAAGTTTTTATCGCAAGTTCATCATCAACTTCTACAATATCCATCTCCGCATCTTCTTGATCCTCTAACATCATAGCATATCTTTCGGCATCATCCTCCTCTTCAAACAAAAAAAGTACTTTGTGCCCATACCTATCTTGGACGGCATATGCACCATCATCCTTATTGTCTTTAAGAGTGAGAAGAAACATTTATTCTACTTCGCAAGCTTGTCGATACAAATCTTGAAAGATACCTTTAATAATGCTTTTATCAAGTTCAAACTCAGATTCATCAATATAACGATTTA